TGCCCGGTCGCACCGGCCGCCATGTTGACCGTCTGGTTCGACAGCTGGTCGTCGCCGAACTGCCGGATGTCGTTGAGGATCGCGAGGTTCCCGAGCCACGCGGTCCGCTCGTTCCGGTAGTCCGGCGGCACCTGCTCGTAGACGTTGTAGACGTCGACCGCACCGAACACGTTCGAGGTGGTCGTGGAGACCTCCGCGTTGGTGTTCGCGTCCAGCGCCGTGACCAGACCGCGGGGTGCGGACGTGCCGTTGCCGGTGGCGAACGCCACCCGCTCGGCGTTGGTCTTCGCCTTGTCCATCGCACGCACGATGTCGGCCTCGCGGCCGCGGGCGTCCTCGAACGCCTCGTAGCTGATCGGCACGAAAACGTCACCGAGGAACGCGGTCGCCTTCGGGTTCGCGAAGTCGGGGGAACCGTCGGCGGCCTCCGCGCCTTCCGCCTTCCACTCGTGCGTCACGCCGCTGGTGAGCACCGACGTGTACACGTTGGTCACGCCGGTCTCGACACGGCAGATGCGTCGCATCGGGCTGGTGCTGCCACCATCCGCGATGATCAGCATCGTGTCCAGGTGCGCCGGCACCAGAACACCGGTCACATCGGACAGACCCATCGCGCGAGCCAGCATGTGCCGCTGCGACAGCGCCGCACGCTCCTCCGGGGAGAAGTCCGCGGGCATGCCCGCAGTCGCCCCGGTCAGCGAGCGGAGGAACCCGTCGCCGTACGCGTCGGACGCGCCGAGCAGCACGAACTCCGCGTAGTGCTCGGTGAGACCGTTGCGCTGCAGCCGCTCAGTGACCGCCTCCTTGTGCCCGTCCTTCAGGAACCGGGACGAGCGCTCGATCGCGTCGATCGCCCGGGACCGGGTCTCGCGGGCCCGCTCCGGCCCGTACGCGGGGATGCCGGACAGGTCGTGCGGGTCGCTGGTGCGGGTGTTCACGTTCGGCACGCCGCGGGTGTTGCGCCACGCATCCGGCTGCGAACCGCCCTCCTGGCCGGTGCCGGGTGCGCCCTGCAGCGCACGGGAACGCAGCTCCTCGCGGCGCTCCTCCCGCACGATGTCGGCGAGCAGGCCGACGGTGTCGTCGCCCTCGCTGCGCTCCAACTCGTTCTCGATGACGGACAGGCGCTCGTCCTGCTCGTCAGTCAGTGTCTCCGCGTCGACCGCGCTGAGCGTCCGGAGTTCCTCCAGCAGCTCATCGCGTCGCGCGAGAAGCTTCTCCAGCCTGGTCATCGCTGGCTCATCTCCTTCGCCATGAAGCGCCGCAGCGCTTGCTTCGCGTGCTTCGGACTCCGACGGGTGCCAGCGTTCGGCGGGCCGTCCGGATCGGTGTTCGCGGGCTCAGTGCCACCCAGGCGGGCAGCGGGTGAGGTGCGAAGGTCTGTGGCGCGCTGGACCATCTGGTCGTAGGCGCGCGGATTGCGGGAGCGGAGCTGCTCGTAGTAGTGGTCCGTCGCGGACCGCAGCCCTGCTGTCGCGTGTGGATTCGCCGGGAACACGGTCGGGCCGTGCTCGAACACCATCTGCTCGGTGATCGTCCGCTCCGGGATCCCGTCCGGGTTGTGGTCCGACGGGGGCGGCTCGTAGTCCCACGAGTCGGCCAGCACCCGGAACCGGTAGCTCGACCCGTACACGCCGGCGTCGAGCGCCGGGAGCAGGTCCCGGACGTAGCTGGTGTCGAACAGGTCGACGTCGTAGCGGGCGCCGGTCTTGTCTTCCTCGAGGGTGGTGTTGATCCCGAGCGGCTTGTCCCCCACGGTCGGGTCGTAGCCGTGCTCGAGGAGGACCTGGATCCGGTGCGGGTCCTTCGCGCTGCGCCAGGCGTTGAACGTGCGCTTGAACGAGCCGGGGACGGTGCGCTCCAGGAAGTGGCCCTCGAACCACGAGTTGATCTCGAACCACTGCGAGAAAACGGAGAAGTGTCCCGTGAGGACGCCCATCCCGGGCTCGTCGCCTTCGGCCCGCAGCTCGGCGCCTTGACGCCAGGTGCGCAGCACGGGGATGTCCAGCCGCGCCGGGGGCGCAGTGTCCAGATCAGCTGTCGCCATTGCCCTGGTCCTCACCATCGTTCGCGCTGTCGTTCGGGTCATCGGCGGCAGGGTCTGCGGCCGGATCCGTTGGCTCGGTGGCCGGCTCTTTCGGCTTGAGCTCGTCGGGCAGCTCCTCGGACAGCTCCGACCAACCCGCGTCGCGGAGCAGTTGCCGGTTTTCCTCGGCGGTGAACTGCACGCCGACCGCGAGGTAGGTCTTCTGCGACACCTCGCCGATGCGCTTGGCGCGGTCGAGCGCACGGTCTGCCGGGTCGGTCGTGTCGTCGGTGCCGTCGAGGTTGTCGGTGCCGTCCTGGTTCTGCGTGCCGGTGTCGGCCAGATCCGCCGCGTTCGGGTCGACAGGCGCCTGCAGCTGCACCGACATCAGGCCGGTGTGCTTCAGGACGGACTCGTCGCCGGTCGTGACCGCAAGCTTCGCCGACTCCTCGGTGAAGCCCTCCCGCACGTAGAGCGTGATCGCACGCGCACGCGTGAACGAAATCTCGGCGTCGTCCTTCGCGTCGTCCTGCAGGAACGGGATATGCCGGTCATCGATGACGAGGTCGCTGTCCGATGGCACCTTCACCAGCGTCGAGAACGCCGCGGCGACGTCGCCCCACAGGTCCTGCAGGTGCACATCGGAGAACAGCCGGCGGATCGCGACGAAGTTCCCCGCGTTCAGCGACGCGCCCTGCATGCCCTCGCTCGCGCCCGCGATGACCGGGTGCACACCGGCGGCCATCAAGATCCTGGTCTCGGCCTTGCCCATGATGGCTGCGAAGTCGGTCTGTTGCAGGTCCTTGCCGACGATCGTCGCGTCCGCCCCGCCACCCAGGTACATCGTCCTGTAGGCGTCGGCCAGGCCCTGATGGTCCTCTTCGACCAGTTCCTTGAAGGCCTTCACCTGGCTCAAGGTCTGTGAGGTGTCGAACCGGATGATCAGGTTCGGCGTGGCTCCCTGCTCGAAGAACTTCAGCTTGTGTTCGGTGGCTTGCTTGTCCCCTAGGACCTCCCGCACCACCGACGTGAACCACGACATGCCCCGGAACGTCGCGAGCGGGTCGGGCATCGGCGCGAAGTGCCCCACCTCGTCGGCGAAGTAGAACCTCGGCTTGATGCCGGGCGGCGCATACATGTAGCCGACCAGCTCGGCGTCCTCGGCGAGGCTCGGCTCGTCGGGCTCCAGCTCGGAGCCCATCACGATGGTCACGTAGTCCGGCCGCATCAGCTGGATCCGCGGCCGGGCCCGCCCGGGGATGCTCAGGCCGTAGGCGTTGCCGCCGATGTCGGCGTGCAACAGCGACCGCGTCAGCAGCTTCTTCGTCGTGCCACCGGTCCATGGCCGCTCCAGCAGCCCCAGTTCGCGTTCTCCGCCCCACAGCTCACCGTTGCGCTTGCGCCGTAGCTGGAACCGGCCCTGCGAGAACACCGCCTTGCGGGCCTGAACCGCGGACCACACCACCGGGTTCGCGCCGAACATCTGTACCGCGTATGCCTCGAACGTGGTCGGCGGCGGTTCCTTGTCACCGCGGATGGTCTGCGGCAGACCGAGCGGGTACTGATGCCCGCCGAACGCCATGATCCAGTCGTTGACTGTGGAGATGTCGTGCCGCTCTTCGCCAGTGAGGCCGAGCGCCCGCTGCCACAACTTCACGGCTTACGGTCCTTCGGCTTGGACGCCGACACGTCGAGCGTCAGCACACCGCCGATGAGCAGGATGATCCCTCCGCTGATCACGGCGGCGCGCGGCGAGTACAGCGCGATTCCGCCGACCAGCGCCAGAGCGCCAAGCAGCAGCAACAGCAACGCCTCACGATTCACGTACTCGCCCTCCCTTACCTGAGCAGGAACGCGCCAGGATGGGCGTTCGGGTCCCAACACAACGTCGCCGCGAAGAACGGGCTGATGTCCTCGGTGGACGCCTCACGCGACCACACCGTCCGGTCACCGGCGGGCTTCTGCGCCAGCCCGGCGACCGCCTTCTCCATCCGCCCCCACAGCGGGCCGCGGCGCGCGAACGTGACCTTCTCGTCCGCGATGTCGTCGTACATGCGGCCGCACTGCTGGGCCACCTCGGCGGGCGCGAGCGCCTCGACCTGAACGCCCTTCTCCCGCAAGTCCTTCGCCATGTAGCCGATCGGGCCGGCGCCGTCGAGGACGACCACGCCCTGCCACTTCAACGCCAACTCCGCCGCGCGTTCGACCATCCATCCGACACCCGGCCGGTGCTCGAGCAGCTCGATGACCTTGCCGTCACCCGCGGTGATCGCGCCCGCATCCCGATCAGCCGACGCGTCGATCCCGAACCGCAGCTGCCCGGCCGGCGCCGCGGACTGGTCGAGGACCCGGCCCCACACCTCGTCGGGGATGACCCGCTCACCGATGTCCTCGGAGTCGCGGTTGCCGTAGGCCCGGATGAACTCGCCGAGCTCCATGCCGTCCCGCTCCCCGATCAACGCGTCCATCGTGACCGTGTGCCGCCACTCGCCGTTGCCGCACCGGCACGGTGGATCCGGACAGAGCGCCGGGTGGAACTGGTACATCAGCTCCATGTCCTTGTACGGGTCCCAGTCGTCCGGCGCCGACCATTCGAAGTAGGCGATGCCCTTGCCGGTATCGGCCTTCACCGCTGCCCGGCCGAGCCGCCGCTTCCGCTTCAGCACCACCGACGCTGCGTTCCCCGCGGTCGAGCAGATCAGCAGCTGCTTATCCGGGATCGTGATCATCGCCGGGCGCAAGCCCTGCTCACGCCGGTCGTCGGAGTCGTGCCACACCTCGTCGACCGTCGCCTGGTGTAGCGACTTGCCGTGACCCAGCGAGGACGACGACGACAGCAGCCGAATGATCGAACCGGTCTTCCAGCGGACGTATTCGTTGCCCATGCCGGTCGCGATCTGGTCGACGAACCGGTTGAGCGGTGAGTTGCGGATCATCGGGAAGATTTCGTCGAGCCACTTGTCCCGCGCGTCCTTCCCGGTCTGCGCGGTGAACACGGCTCGCTGCGGGTGCTTCCACCTCGGCGACAGGCACCGGTGCGTCTCGAACCCAAGGAACAGCGTTGTCTTTCCCGCTTGTCTGGGGACGGTGACGATGACCTCGCTGTAGTACGGAACCCCGGTCTCCGGGTCGTACTCGCCGGCCACCTCGGCAACCAGGTTCTGCCACGGCATGTAGGGCTGACCGAACGCGGCGCCGAGCTTCCCGACCTCCGGCCCGAATGTCGGGCGTTCAGGTCGGCGGCGGGTTGCCCACGTCGGCGAACAGACCCGCGAGGGCATCGTTGACCGTGCTGCTGGAGTCATCGGCCATCAACTCCCTCAGCGCTGCCCGGTACTCCTTCCACAGCGCCGCCCGGTGAGGCTCCTCATCGAGGGCACTCGCCATCGTCTTGAGCATCTGCACCCGGGCCGCGTCGATCTCCTCCAGCCGCCCCAAGTCCGTCAGCTTCTGCAGCGTCGTGGCCAGTGCCGTCGAGTTCGTCCCCGCCATCTCCGTCACCCAGAACCACCCCATACCGCTCGCGATATTGGTCGACGCCGCTGGTGTCGACGACGATCCAGACGTGGATCCGACCCCGCGCCATGGTCACCACTCCCTCGACGCCGGCACCTCAGACCGCGACACCGGCTGACTCGCCCCCGGCCGCCGACCCCGGTTGCACGGCCGGCACGCCGCCCGCAGGTTGTCCGGATCCAGCCACGCCCCGCCGTCGATCAACCGCACGATGTGGTCGACCTCGACCGCGACGCCCTTGCACTTCCGCCCCCGGATCTGGCACCGGTACTCGTCCCGCTCCAAGATCACCAGGCGGATGCGCTTCCACGCCGCAGACCGGTACAGCTCACTGAACGGGCCTTCGCGACCATCCCCACGGGCCACAGCGGACCTCCCGGACGTTTCCGCAGGTCACAGGTCCGGCCTGAAAATCACAGCGGTATGTAAAACTGGCGCGGGAGTGGTCTGTCCGACCGCCTTGGACCCGTCGCCGGGTTACCGC